GCGAGCGCCAACGCGAGTTCATCGCGAAGGCCGAGGCTTACGCTTCGCTGGGCAGCGTCGAACGCATCGCGGGCCTGCTAGGCGCCGCTGATAAACACTTCGGCGATGTCGAGAAGGCCGACCTTGGGGCGCTCCTAAAGGGCGCGGCCGAGCAGGTCAGCAAGGGCCACCTCTTCTCGCAGCTCTCGGACCCGGCAGAGCCTGAGAAAAAGGGCTGGAAAGATCGGCTGGACGAGCGCGCTCGCGACCTCGTCGCAAAGGGCGTCGAGCCCACCATCGAACAGGCCAAGGTTCGGGCCATGCACGACAACGCCGAACTTCGCACCGAGTATCAGAAGCAAGCTAGGAGCCGATAACGTGGCTTTCGAAAAGATAGGGCTCACCCACACCTTCCAGGCCAGCACTGGACTGCGGCAGTACCAGCTCGTGAATATCACGGGCGCCAATAACCGCCTGCTGAACCCGACGACCGAGGGTAACTGCATCGGCGTTCTGATCAGCTCCGGCACCACCGGCTCTACCGGCCGCGCTGGCTCGACTGACTCGGGCTCCGTGCAGACCGTGCAGCTCTCGGGGATCGCGAAAGTTATCGCCGGCACCACGACCATCGACGCTGGCGAATGGCTCAAGGCAAGCACTGATGGCCGCGCCTCTTTCTCGACGGGTCCGACTTCCACGAGTCATCTCTGCGCTCGCGCCCTCGAAGCCGTCGCTTCAACGTCCACCAGTGCGCAGGTCATTTCGGCCTGGCTCGCCGATAACGTCCAGGGAGTTTCCTAATGCCGAATCCCACAGCAGGCTCCGTCCATCAGGATACGTTCCTGACCGACACTTCGGTCGCCCATATCCAGAGCTCCACGAAGTTCGTGGCTGACCGTGTGTTTCCGCGAGTCTCGGTTGCCAAGCAAAGCGACAAGATCGCGACCTTCAACACGCAGGACTTCCTACGCGACGAGGTCGAGAAGCGCCAGGCCGGCGATGAGGCCGTGCAGATCGGCTACCGCACCGCCTCCACGACCTACATCGCTGACGAGTGGGCCGCCGAGCACGCCATAGACGATCAGGTGAGCGCCAACGCCGACGCTCCGTACAGCCCCGAAGAGGACGCGGTTAAGTTCCTTACCCAGAAGCTCCTGATCAAACGGGAGCGCGAGTGGGTGACCAACTTCTTTTCGACCGGCGATCTTTGGACGGGGTCCAGCGATGCGGCCGATCTGGTCGGTGCGACCGACTTCACGCAGTGGAGCAACGCCGCCTCGACGCCGCTGGAGGACATTCACAATGCAAGCGCACGGATTGAGCGTCAGACTGGGTTCCTACCTAACAAGCTGGTCGTGAATCGCGACGGGTGGTACGACCTCAAGAACCACCCAGACATCGTAGACAGAATCAAGCACACCAGCGATAAGGCAGTCACGACCGATCTCGTGGCCCGCCTCATGGGAATCGACGAACTCCTCGTTACCGCCGCGGTCCATTACAACGCGGGCGAAGGTCTATCAACTGCTGCCGGCGCCTACGTTGGCGACGACGAAGCACTCCTGGTCTACGCGCCGCCTTCGCCGTCTCTGATGACACCGAGCGGTGGCTACACCTTCACATGGACTGGGTTGATCGGCTCGAACGAAGGCCAAGTCATCGAGCGCTACCGCGACGACCGCCGGCTCTCGGACATTATCCGGATTCGGGGAGCCTGGGCGCAGAAGCGCATCGTTCCTTCTCTCGGAGTTCTCTTCACCGACGTCTCTACGAGGGTCTGATGCTGGAGGCCACGCGCTCTTTTAGCCTGGGCGACAAGGCGTTCACGGCGGGCGACGTCGTGCCGCCGACCGTGCTGGCGAAGCTCCCCGCGGGCCGCGTCGAAGCGTTGCAAGCGACCCGCTATTTGCGCGAGGCACCTTACGATCTTGCCCCCGAGCTTGAAAAGCTCAAGGCTCGGGTTCGGAAACTTGAACAACGGAAGGCACCGCGTGGGTTGGAAAGTTGAAAAGCGACCGATCCTGACCAAGGGTGTTAATGCTGCCACGAGTCTGACCCCGTCGACTACGCCACAGTCGTTGGACGGTGATTTCGTGGCGCAGGACAACATTAAGGCCGGCGGCACGCTCGATCTCCCGGTCGAGTCACTGACCGGCACCGACGCGGCGCAGACCGTGTCGGCCAATGGTGTGAGCTTCATCACCTACGGCACTTCGGGAATCTCTAACGACTTCCTCCTACCGGCGCCGCCGGTAGCCGGCGCTCTGAAGTTCATTCACGTCATTAACAACACCACGAGCGTCGAGCTGAACTTCAACACAGGGACGACCGCCGCAGCTAACAACATCTTCGGCACGACTTTCAACACGATCACAATCTCAGCCGCATCGACGGGCTCGCCTGGTGGCACACCGGCAGGCACGGCGACGCTCGTCCTGGTGGGCGCGAGTACAGCGCAGTGGGCCGTATTTCCTGGCTCAACGTTCAACTGGGATTTCGCTGGATCAACCGGCAGCACGTCCCAGGCATGACGGATATAGAATTCCAGCTAGATCCGCTCAAAGTTGCGATTGTCGGCTTTACAGCGTCGAAGGAACTTGCGCCCTGGGACGACGCCACTGTCGACAAGTGGATCTGCAACAACCTCCATCGGTTCTGTCCTCCTACCTGGTCTCGACTCTACGATCTCCACCAGCTCTCAGAGATCCAGGGCGACAAGCAGCACGTAGCTTTCCTGCAGGGCGCCGCGTCGAAGAACGCGAAGAACGAGCCGTACTCTCTTGGCACCCGAGAGGTTTGGACGTTCTACCCGCAGCCGGAATGGCCCAGCGCTAAAGCGTTCCCGAAACAGGAAGTCATCGAGGGCTGCGGTCGGTACATGACCAATTCCATTTCGTGGATGATCGGCCACGCCGCCCTGGAGATGGCCGAGCGCGGCGACGAGTTCGCGGCTCGGACCCTCGCGCAGTTTGAGGCCAAGACCGAGGACAAGGAATATCACCAGCTCGCCGCTCCCGGCCTCCTGCGTGCGCTCAAGACCGAGTACTTCGGTCACTGCGAACTCCATGTTTACGGTGTCGATATGGCAACCGGCGGAGAGTATGCCTCCCAGCGTCCGTCGTGCGAGCATATGCTGGGCTTCGTGCAGGGCATGGGCGTGCAGGTCCGCGTACCGGAGAGCAGCGACCTTCTCAAGCTGACTGCGCTCTACGGTGCCGAGGACGACTCGGCGCTAGCGGCGAAGGTCAAGGAGCGCGAGACGGAGCTTGCCACCCGGATACAGACTCTCGACCAGCAGCTCGGGCAAATACAAACGGCGAGGGCGCAGGCGCAAGGCGCGCTAGAGACGACCCGGTATTTCGGCGACGTGTGGACGAACCCGCGGACCAAGTCGCGCCACGAGGAGCCACCCTCGAATAACGGGCAGCTCCCGGCCACCGCATCTGCGAAAGTGTTGGAGCGTGTGTAATGGGTCGCGCAAGTCAAGCCCTCACCATCCTGCCAAGTCTGTCTCGCGCCGTTGTCACCAAGTCGCGCACCGTCAAGAATCCCCGCGCAAGGGGCGGCATCTTCAATTTTGATTACTCCTCGCCGACCTCGGCCCCGACGGTCGGCCCAACCTTCGCGGTTGAAGGACTGGCCGCCGGCACAACCGCGGACCAGTGGTACACGATCGCTGCCGTAGGAACGACCGACTCGACCTCGACCGGGCTGCGCCGCATCGTTATCTACCCCGGGATCTCCACCGCCGATATCTCGGCCGTAGGAATCGAAGATCAGGAAGTAGTGTCCATGGTGCTCCCGTCAGAATTCCGGGTGACTAGCACGTCAGCATCCACGGGAACTTGCGCCTTCTCAGTCGGCGTTGATCTAGTCGAATGATCGCTCATGATCCGAGCCGCATCCTATAGTCGCCTCGTGGCCTCGGCCTCGCGTACCACCGATCACGCCGGCCTAGTCTCGCACCTGGCCCAGGTTCAAGGAAAGTTATCGCGAGGTTGATTATGGCTTACGGCGGCGCTCCAACATTTGACACGAACGACGCGGTTCGGCTCCTCGTGGGGGATATCAGCACGTCGACCTCGGCCGAGTTCCTGGCCGACGGGGATTATTCCTACTTCACCGCCACGGCGCCGAACACGTTTATCGCCGCGCAGCTCGCGGCCAATAGCCTCGCTGCGCTCTTTGCCGGCGCGGCCTCTTCGGTGCAGGAGCGCAAGGTCGGCGACCTGGTAATCAAGCGCTCGCAGGCCGGCCCGGTCGCGAAGGGCTACCAGTTGCTCTCGCAGAAATATGGCCGCATGGCCGCGGCGCAGATCAGCCCGTTCGCAGGTGGCCTATCTCGGGGCGGCAAGACCGCCGTGGAAGGCGAAACCGACCGAGTGCGGCCGGCGTTCCTGCGTGGCCTCTTCGACAACCCCGCCGCGTCGACCTGATGGCGTTCTCGACCGAACTCCTGACCCTGATGCCTTCGACGATCAAGGTTTCGACCCGCAGCGGCCACGACAACTACGGCGCCGCGCAGTTCGCGGCGAGTACCACGAACCACCGTTGCCGCGTGCTCGAACGTCCCGGATTCATCCGTGGCCGCGGCGAGGAAGAGATCGCGTATCGTGACGTGGTCTGGGCTCGGTCGACCGGCTCCGCCTCGATCACCGCCTCGGATCGCGTGACCCTGCCCGACGGAACGATCCGCCCGGTCGTCAAAGTTGAGCGCTACCCCGATGACGATGGTGAGAACCATGTCAAAATTTTCCTGTAAACCTTCCGCCGCATCCCGTGTTCCCCTCCTCACGCGGCTAGGCGGCGGAACCAGGCGGGCGGGTCATCGCCGACCCGCCCGCCTTCGGAGTTTTCAATGACGTTAATCATCACAGGCAGTAAGGAACTCATGCGAAAGCTGGCGGCGGCCGGGCCGCTAGCCAAAACGGCGATAGTCGCCGGTGCCATCGAGGAGCAGGAGAAGGTGATCGCTGGCGCGGTTCCCCGCACCCCGTTTGACGAAGGCATCCTGAAGGGCTCGGCCGGCGTGCTGCCACCCAACTTGAGCGGTCCCGATGTTGATATCGTCGCGGGGTACGGTGGCGCGGCCTCGTCCTATGCCGTGCCTCAGCATGAGGAAGATTACAAGCACTCGGTCGGCGAGAAGAAATATCTCCTGAAAGCCTGGAACGAGCGCCTACCCAAGATGGGCAAAGAGCTGGGCGACGCCATTGAGCGCGCCCTTCGTCGGTTGAAGGGACGACGGTAGTGGCGCTCGTCGAAGAACTCGCCACCTTCGTCGCCGCGGCATCGACGCGCTTCACCTTGGGCACCAACCTGTTCTTGAACCACCAGCCCGACGAGCCCGACACCGCCTCTAGCCTGATCGAGCTTGGCGGCACGCTGCCCGAGCACACCTTCGGGAACGACTTGCCCTCCTTCGAGAACGCTCGCGTGGCGTTCACGCACCGCTCAACCTCGTCGACCAAAGCACGCGGCGATAGTAAGGCGGCTTGGGTCGCAGTGCAGGCTATCGTCAACGAGACACTGTCCGGCGTCTCGTGGCTCCGCGCGTCTGCGGTCCAGTCCCCCTTCCTCCTGGGGAGGGACACACAAGACCGCGTCGTCTACCGGTTTGATGTAGACTGTATGCGCAGGACTACGTCTACTTAATCCATGGCTGTCGCACCGATTCACGGCAAGAATGTCAGGCTCCTAATCGACGAGCGCGACTTCTCCGACTTCACGAACGAATGTTCAGTGTCGATTGAAGCCGACATGGCTGAGTGCACGGTATTTGGGAGCAACGACCGGGCGTTTGCGCCTGGTCTCAGGAACGCGACCTTCGCCTTTAATGGCTTATTCTCTGCGTCCGATACTGCGACCGACGACATCGCCAACCACTTCGACGACGCGCTGGGCGGCTCGACGGAGACGGTAGTTACCGTGGATATGTCGCGCTCGACCGGCGGACGGGCGCTCATGATGCGTTCGGATGTCAGCTCTTACGACATCAGTTCCCCGGTCGACGACATCGTGCAGGTCGCGCTCGACTCGCAGGGCAGCGACGGCTACCTGGGCGGGGTCATGCTCCGGCCGCTCTCCGCGGCTGCAACCACCGAATCAAACACGGCGATCAAGACTCCCGGCACCACGGGTAGCACCGAGGGCGGCACAACCGGTGGCGGTGTGGGCCACTTCCACCTAACCGCTGAATCGACGCTCGTGAGCCTCACCGCCAAGATCCAGCATTCAACCAGCGCGGGGTCGACCTGGGCCGATTACTTGACGTTCGCCGCCGCGACCGGCGTGACGTTCGAGCGCTCCAGCTCGACGGCCAAGGTCAAGGAACATCTCCGCGCGACGATCAGCTCCTACACAACTTCCGCCGGCACCGAATCAGCAACCCTCGCTATGGCATTTTCGCGGAGGGTCCGCACCTAATCCGAAAGGCACATCATGGCAGTTGCACCACGACACGGCAAAGGCTCCCAGCTCTCAATCGACAGCACCGGCGGCTCGCTGGTTCTTCTCAGCTCCGGTATCACCGAGATGAGCCTAAGCCGAGAGCTAGACACGGCTGAGATTACCTCATTCGGTGACAACGACCGGGCCTACATCCCTGGCCTCCGCGGAGCCACGCTCTCTTTCTCCGGGCACTTCTCCTCGACGCACGCTCAGGTGCTCGACGGCGTGCACGGGCGAAACTCGACCGCGAGTCTTTCGTGGGAATTCAGCCCCGACGGGTCCACGGCCGCGGGCCGGCACCTGCTGAAAGGCGAGGGGTTCGTTACATCGCTCGAGTACGCGGCGTCGGTGGACGATAAGGTGAACCTGTCCGGCGAGCTCATTATTACGGGCGCCGTAACTTCGACGAATCATTGAGGCATGTCTAATTATGTCTTCACCGTCGGCGGGGAGGTTAAGGGCGAGCCGCACAAGCCGGGCGACCCGGTGCCGGCGGCGACGTCAAAGCGCAAGATCGCCGAGTGGCTACGTGCCGGCGTAATAGAGGAGGAGGACGACGATGGAACTGCGTGACAAGATCCGCAACGCGGCGGTAACCAGCCGGCCGCTCGAGGTCCCCGAGTGGGACGCGACCGTGGCGCTGCGGTCTCTGACCGTCGAGCAGAAGGCCGAGCTAGTCGGCGACGGCGCCGACATTACCCCGCGCCAAGCGCTGGAGTTTCTGCCGCGCGTCCTGGTGTCGTGCGTCTACGATCCAGAGACCGACGCGCCGCTGTTCACCGACGAGGACAACGAGTGGTTAAAGGAACAACCCGCCGCCGTGGTCGAGCGTGTGGCAGGCGAAGCTATGGAGTTGTCTGGTCTGACCCCCGACGCCGCTGACGAAAAAAAAAGGGATTCCTAGCTAACCCGGAGCGCCGGTATGAATTCTTCCGCGCAGAGAAGCTAGGGATGACGGTGGCCCAAATGCGCCGCAACATGGGCTACGACGAGCTGATCGAGTGGCACGCCTGGGATGAGCTGCGCGTGGCAGATCAGGAGCGCGCAGACCGCATGGCGCGCAAGGGTATGAAGGCGCGCTAATGGCTGCCGCCATCGACATCGCCACACTGCGCGCCCGCCTCGTCGCGGACACGCGGCAGTTCTCTGCCGGGATGGCCGCGGCCAACAAGCAGACCAAGGCCGCGACCGGCTCGATGAAGCGTGCCGGCAAGGCGTCGTCGGGGTTTAGCGCCAAGGCCGCCAAGCTCGGGCGGGTGATGCGCGGCCCCGCGCTGGCCGCCGTTGCGGTCGGGCTGGCGTCGGTCAAGATGGGGGTCGAATTCGAGGACTCGATGAGCAAAATCGAGCGCTTGGTTGGCGTCAGCGGCAAGCAGGTCGACAAGTGGAAGAAGAGCATCCTTGAACTCGGGCCGAAGGTCGGCAGGTCGCCGAAGGAACTGGCCGACGCCATGTTTTTTATCACGTCCGCCGGCCTTCGAGGCAAGAAGGCACTCGACGTTCTAGAAGCCTCGGCCAAAGCTTCGGCCGCGGGGCTCGGTGAAACGAAGGAAGTCGCCGACGCAGTCACCAGCGCCATGAACGCCTACGGCCCCCAAGTCGTGAGCGCCAGCAAGGCCACCGACGTTCTAACCGGCACCGTGAAGGCCGGCAAGCTCGAAGCGTCGGAGTTGGCGCCCGCCCTGGGCAAGGTGCTACCCGTAGCCTCGGAGCTCGGCGTCTCGTTCGAGGATGTCGGCGGCGCCGTCGCGGCACTTTCGCTGAAGGGTCTGAACGCCAGCGAGGCGGTGACTGGCCTTCGGGGGATAATGAACAAGCTCATTAAGCCGACCTCCCAGGGGAAGGAAGCACTCGAAAAGGTCGGGCTGTCAGCCGACGACTTGCGAAAGTCGGTCAAGACCAAGGGGCTCCTCGCCACGCTGGTCGACATGAAAAAGAAATTTGGCGGCAACAGCGAGCAGATAGGAAAAGTCTTTGAGGACGTCGAGGCGCTTAACGCGGTCCTGTCGCTCACTAATGACGGGGGCAAAGAAGCGGCAGGAGTGTTCGAGAAAGTGTCCGACTCCGCTGATCTGACCGAGGAGGCGTTTCGGAAGGCAGCCGAGACCCTTAAGTTCAAGCTCAGACAGGCTCTCGCTTTCGCTCAAGCCATGATGACTAGACTTGGCGTAGTCGTCATCCCGCTGATTCTGAAGGCAATCAAGGAACTCGGGCGCCTGTTCAGGAAGCACAAAGGCGACATCGAGGAGTTCGCCAAGGACGCAGGTGAGGCGATCGAGGCCTTCGGCAAGATCATGAAGGCGATCTGGCCGCTGGTTAAGGGCGTGCTGACGGTAATCATCGGCCAGTTTCAGGGCTTCGCCAAGATCGTCGGCGGTGTCCTGAAGATCATCTCCGGGATTCTGACCGGCGACTTCGGCAAAGCCTGGGAGGGCGTCAAGCAAATATTTGAGGGCGCGGTGAAATCGGTCACTAGCCTGTTGAAGGGTTTACTTCAGCCGTTTAAGGCGATCGGGGGCCAGCTCAAGGCGCTCCTTGTTTCGGCGTTTGAGGGTATGCGCAGCCGCGTGCTAGCCGTGTGGCGAGATGCGCGCGACAAGATCAAGGCAATCGGTTCGCAAATCGTTAACTTCTTTCGAGGGCTGCCGGGGCGAGTCAAGAACGCACTTAGCGGGATCGGTAGCGTGTTGATCGGCCGCGGCAAGTCCCTAATCCGCGGACTCCGCGATGGGGTCGGCACGGCGTGGGGGGGTCTCAAAGAGTGGTTCCAAGGGTTGCCGGGGCTGGCAAAGAAGGCCATAGGAAACGTTGCGTCCACGCTCGCGGGGAAGGGGAAGACACTGCTCCAAGGTCTATGGGACGGCTTGCGAGACTGGTGGACCGACAAGATAACCGACAAGTTCAAGGGCATACCGGGCGAGATCGTGGAGGCCATAAAAAAGGGAATCTCCGACGCCGGCTCAAGCATCGCCGACCTCGGCGCCAGCATCGGAGACAAGATCGTGGAGGGGCTAGGAAGCATCAAGAATCTTGCCAAGAGAACCTATAACCAGATGGCCGATTTCATCAACAGTGAAACCATCTTCGGCGATAGGATCGAGGTCAAGTTCCCCGTGATAGGAAAGAAGGGTGTCAACATTCCCAAGTTCCCTAGACTCGCGCGGGGCGGGGTTGCAGCCGAGGGGCTTTCTATGGTTGGCGAGCGGGGTCCCGAACTTGCCGCGCTTCCAAGGGGGACCAGGGTGTTCTCTCGCGCACAAACTGCCGACCTCCTGCGAGCCTCGAGCCTCGAGCCTCGAGCTGCCGGCGCCACGACGAACATCACCGTCCACCAGTCCTTCCTGGTTCCCGACGAGGCCACTGCCAAGCGCGTCGCCATCATGGCGACCGAGCGGCTAGCCTTCCAGTTGAGTGCCGCATGATCTCCGCGATGACACTCCGCGACTCGTCGGCCACCGACATAGCCCTCCATTCGGGCAACCGTCTGGTGCGCCAGGTTACAGGACTAACCGGCGCGCCCGGCATCCGGCAGGTGGTTCGGCCGAGGCCCAACCGCCACGGCGCGATCAACGACACGTCCCATATGCACGAGCGGGCGATCGTCGTCTCGGGAGTTCTCAAGGGCGCCAACGAGGCCGGCGTATGGACCGAGTACGATGCGGTGCAGTCTGTCATGTTTGACGCGATCGGGACCGACCGAACTCTCAAGTGGACGCGGGCCAGCTCCGCGCTTGCCTTGCAGGCGACAGTGCGGGTCCACGACCTTTTTGACGGGCCACTCTCGTTCGAAAACGGCCTCTTCCACCTGCCTTATCAGGCGACGTTCTTGGCCGAAGATCCGAGGGAATACCTGCAAACCGAGACGACCGCGACCGGCGCGGCGCTCTCGGGTGCTGCCGGCGGCCTGGTGTTCTCTGCGGCCTTCCCCTGGCGCTTCACACCGTCGGGCGCCGGTGCGGCGAGCGTCAATAACACCGGCACGATCCCGACGCCGCCCGTGTTTAACGTCTACGGCGCAGTCAGCTCGCCGCAAGTTCTCCTGGTCGGATCGTCGCCGGACGAGCGAATCGTGCTAACGGGCTCGGTGAGCGACGGCGACTATCTCGAGGTCGACGTGTTCAACCGCACGATCAAGCTTAACGGCACGACCAACCGGCTTAACCTCCTCGATTTCACCGGCACAACGTGGTTTGATCTCCCCGTAGGCTCAAAAACTATCCGGCTCCTGGGAGCAACCTTCAACGCGAACGCCCGCGTGGACGTTCTATATCGACCCGCCTATCTGTGAGGTAACACCGTGGCAGCATCAGTTGACATCGCACCATCCGTCGGAACCACCGCCTCGTTCCTTCAGGCTGGCCCTGGTGCGTCGCCCGGATACGATGCCGTGGATGTGCGCCGTGCGGCACTCGATACCTGGTCTGAGGGTGTCTTATCGCGACTCGCCTGGAAAGTCTCCCAGCGGGCCGCTGGGGCTAACATGTCCGTCGACGTGGATGCTGACGTGGCCGGAGCCATTGTCACTGGCGATGCAACGACGGCACAGGGTCAATACCACGTCCCTTTGCACAGCGCGAACATCAACGTTGACATCGCTGCTGCTGATGGCTCACACCAGCGCAATGATCTCATCATCCTAGAGATTAAAGATGATACCCACGATTCAGGCGGGTCTAACGTTGCGCGCGTCCGTGTGGTGACCGGCACGCCGAACGGCTCGGCAGCAAAGACCGACGCACTCGGCGTCAACGGCACGCCGTCACTGCCTGCGTCATCCATAGCGCTTGCAGTTGTCAACGTGCCTGCGACCGATACCACCATTGAGACTGCGCAGGCCGACGATAGACGCGGGCTTGCACTGCCCAAACTAGTCGTGCCTGCCTGCCGGGTCTATGATGCTACCGGCTTCAACTTTATTAATGGCGCTCTCACAAAATACCCCTTTGACACGGCCAGTTTTGACACCGGTCCTGTCGCCATGTTCGATGCGGCCAACAATCGGATCTACGCCCGGCAGGCAGGCTTATACCGGATCTCGGCTATCAGCCAGTGGAACTTCACCACGGCGGCGGATCTTCTCCTGCGGATCTATGTCAACGGGACAACTAAGGGGCAAAACCAGACGCACCTGACTGGTGGCGCCAATGGCTATTCCACCGGAGTCTCCATGACCTGGTCGGCAAGTGCGGCTGACTATTTCGAGCTTTTTTATTATCAGGACGCCGGTACGCCAGCGGCACCGACCGGCGAGGCTGCTAGCCAACTCTCGGTTGAGTGGATAAGCGCAGCTAGCTGATGGCCTGGACTTGGGTGCTCACCGATGGCTCCGGCAACGCGCTAGCCGAGCTTGCCAACGCCGACGGCCGGACGTTGCGATTCAAACGTAACACCCCGGCCGAGGCGTCCTGTACGGTGTCGCACGACGACCCCGAGACTATCGAGGTACTGACCGCCAACATGCCGCGGCTCAAGTGCTACCGCGATGGGACGCTGCGCTTCCACGGTGCCTTGTCGTCGATAGACGAGCAGGCCGACACGCAGGCGTCGCAAGTAGTGCTCAACTTCGTGCACCCGGACAAGCTACTCGCGACCCGGTTCACTACCTCGACGCACGCCGCGACCGACGCCGGGACTATCGCGTGGACGCTAATTAACTCGGCCAACAGTGACGACGACACCGGGATCAGACAGGGAACGATCAACACGACTAAGTCGCGGGCCCGCGAGTACCGATTCAAACAGGTGCTTGAAGCCATACAGCAACTCACAGCCGTGCTCGACGGCTTCGACTATGAGGTTGTCGCGACCGAGGATGCCGACGACGCGGCCGAACTGGGGACGATCACCGTGTGGCAGGCGCAGGGGTCGGATCAGTCAGATGCTCGTTTCGAGTATGGCGCTGGCACCCTAGCCAACTGCTCTTCCGTTACGCGGCAGCTCCTGCCACCGGTTAACGCGGTCACCCTGGAGGGTGAGAACGGCCTGACCGTCACGGTAACGGACGCCGCGAGCATTACGCGATACGGCCGGTATGACGTTTTCGAGTCCCGCACCGACATCGCTGACCAGGCGACGCTCACCGAGCGTGCCCGCGAAAAGCTCCGCATAACCCCGGTGCGTATCTTGCAGTTCACGCCGGACCCGAAGCTGGCGCCGGCCCCGTTCACGGGATACTTCCTGGGCGACACGGTGCGGTTCGCGGCCAACCGCAACGCTCTGGACATCCCTGAGATGACGCCGCGCGTCCAGTCGATCGAGATTCGAATAGATTCTTCGGGCAACGAGTCGGACCACGTCATCGGGATCGACGACCAGGACGCGACGCTATGAGCGAGGTTCGCACCCGGCTCGACCTGATCGGCGAGATCCAAGATCAGCGCCGACGCCTCGACCACCTTGAGCGCCAGCTTGGTCGGATACCGACGTCCACCGGCACCCCGACGACAACGCCGGCCGATGGCGCCCTCGTGCTGGACACGGCTAACGACAAGTTGTTCGCGCGCTCGGGCGGCGTGTGGAAGTCGGCGACGGTGAGCTCATGACCAACGACGCACGACTCGACGAGCACGGCGACCGGCTCTCGAGCTTGGAGACTGACCGCACGAAGATCGCCGAGCTCAACGGGTCGATTGTGGCGCTGGCCGAGCGGATCAAGAACCTAGACGAGCGGGTAGCGGATATCAAGGGGATATGGCTGAAACTTACGCTTACCTTACTCGCAGGCGTGGGGCTCCCGGTCCTGCTGGAACGGCTGCTACCGTGACGGTATCGTTTCGAATCGTTCGAGAAGTCGCGGGTGCGCTGCACTCAGTCTATGTGGAACTCGGCCGCAAGTCGGCGTTTGCCTGGGCCGACTCGGTCGCGCTGATCGCGGAGCTGAGGCGTCGGGGACTGACCATCGTGGAACGGGACGAGAAGTGATCCCGCCGCAAGACCAGATGCAAACGTTCCTGGCGGTCTGGATTCTCCCACCGCTGCTCGCCGCGTGGGATCGCATCCGAAGGGCGTGGAGGCCATGAGCCTAAAGGGCAGAATGAAGCGCGCCGGCCGGACTTTCGGGCGCAGGCGCAAGCGCCGCGGTAAGGCGCGGTCGGACTTCCAAGCTGCCAAGCGTCAACACATGCGGGCGAGGCGCCGAGACTGGTCGAAGGAAGAGATCGCGGCACGCGCGAAGAATCGCAGCGCCGCATGGCAGAGCTACCGCCGAGTGAAAGCCTCGACCTCGTCGGCCAAGCGCGCATGGCGCAAACTTCGCAAGCGCTTCCAGCGCAAGAATCCCAGCAAGTACAGCCGTCGACTCACCAAGAACTTCCACGCTCGCGAGTTCGACCAGAAGGACGGCCGGGCGAGGGTGCCGCGCATAGCCCTGCCTGCTCTGCGCGAGCAGTGCAAGCAGGTCTACGAGCCGCTACGCGCGGAGTTCGGGCGCTGCACGATCGGTTCGGGGTACCGGACGGGGCGCTATAACAGCGTCGTGCTCGGCCAGCCGACCGGATACAGCACTTACCACAACTACCTCTACCGGAACCGCCGCGGGCGCTACCCGGCCGGCGACTCGTCCTACGCCAAGGGCTCGCCCGAGGCTTGGCACCGCTCGGCTAACCGCCGGCTGCGCTACCGCGGCGGGCTCGGGGTCTATCCCCGGCTGCGCTTTATACACACTGACCCGAGGCCGGGAGGACCGGCCCGATGGAGGGGCACCTGATGATCTTGGGGACGATATGGGACCTGGTCGTCGACCTCTGGCAGCGCGAGCCCGCCCTGATCCGTGGCGCCGCAGTTGCGCTCACCGTTGCCGGCGCCGGCTGGTTAGGTCTGGGCGTCGATGCCGTGCGAGTCGAGGCGATCATCGCGCCGATCCTAGCCGTGATCCTCGTCCGTCGAGCCGTGACACCGGCTTCGGGCGGATACGAGTACGCTGACCCAGACGAAGAACACACAGAAGGACAATGATATGGCTGTTTCAGCAGCATGGTACGGCAAAGGACTCGAGGCGCTTTTCGGCGGGGCGATCGACCTCGATTCCGACACTTTCAAGATCGCGCTGGTTACAAGCGCCTACTCGCCGAATTATGACGCCGACGACAATTTCACTGTCGACATTCAGGGTAACGAGGCCTCCGGCTCTGGCTACTCCGCTGGCGGGGCGACGCTGGCTTCCCTGGCCATCACGGTCGACGGCGCCGATAACGAGGTGCAGTGGGACGCCGATAACGTGATTTGGTCTACGTCGACGGTGACCGACATGCCAATAATTTTAGTGAACTTCGGCGAGGATAAAGCAAGCTCGGCGGGGGACTTCACTATCAGTTTTCACGCTGACGGCATCGGCAAAGCGTCCTACTAATGGCGGTGCTATCCGCCGCTCGCCGCGGTGAGCTAGAAACTGCGCTCAACAGGGCGCTTGACACCGACCCCGAGGATAAGTCGCCGCCGACCGTTGACCCTGCGTCAATCCGGGAGGGTGTTGCTTTCCTGCGAGGGGGTAGCGGACCGCACATCATTCGAGCGGCGTTCGAGAATCCGGGCGATGGGTTAGTGACGCGAGTGGAGGATCTTCCGCCGGAACTGCCGGCGAGTGCGCGCCGGGACGCTGCGCGGTGGCTGACCTCAGGACAAGACCCGGAGGGGCGGTCCTGGGCGCTCGTGATGGTCGACGGCCGGTGCGTCACTGCCGCCAGTCAGAAGGGCGACGCGCCGGTGCGATTCACCACCCGCCACAACGCTCGAAGCAGTGAGCGCATTTCGCTCCACGTCCCCGGCGTGACTGTCCCCACGTTCACCAAAGCAGCCCTAAATGGCTGACGCGCTGCAATTCTCTGACGACTTCTCATCGGACAATATCAGCGA